TTTCACTCTCGAGTCGCATAGACTAACAGCTGCAGAGCTTCAAATACTCATTGGCTAGACAAGCCCATACTACTCGACAGTAATAATCGATAAAGATCATTTCTTGACTAATCTTATATCGATAGCGCTCAAGGACATTCCTAAGCACTTTTTGTTCTACTTTCATGCCAGGTAGACGGCCTCGTTCAAGAAGGAGGCAAGCAATGGCACGACGTTTAATGGCGGCGATCCATGATCGTCTCAATCATACACAAACAGAACCTGACATTGAGGTTCAACTACATCCTGATGCGGAAGAGATACTTGATGAGCATCGCATTGCAGTTGATGTACAAGCAGATTCTCTCGAACTCACACCCGAACAACGTGAGCTTTTTCGAGATCGATACGGAGCACCATGCTCCCCTGTTCCACCACCGCGCCTTCACAGGCGCACAATTCACGCTGATCAAACTGAAACAGAAGAATTCGTGAATCTTGAACAACCTCCTAGACGACGTTTCGAAGTTCGAAATTACTCTGAACTTCTCTGTGAGTCAAATGCAGAGAAATTTGTCCAGATATCATTGGAACTTCGTGGATTTTTACTCATACACGAACGTGTACCACCATGCTATGGAGATTTGGAAGCAAAGATGCAACATGCTTACCAACTCCTTGGACTTGCTGGATCAATTGATTACTCCCACGACTCTAAAGGGAATACTGCTACAACCGAACAGAAGGAACAAGCCTATTTGGCAAATTTAGCTCACGCTAAAGATCTCTATCACAAACTGCAAAAACTCGGAATGCAGGGTGTTGAATCATACAAGGACATCAAGTATGAGAAAAGACGTGTTCAACGACTTAATCAGGAAACTTTTATTAAGTCTGAAGACCCAGAAGCACCTGAACATGTGGAACGAGAAGTTCCATGTGATGGCGTTCTCTTTCAGAAACATCATCCTACGAATCGAGTACCTTTCATTAGAGGTATCGATACTAATTATGAGAAGGTCACTCGAAATGTTCGTTACTTTGATGAAGACACAAATACGATCGAACGCAAACCAATTGGAGTTGGTTTTGACAATCTATTTGCCGGTACACACACCACGATTTTCACAAAAGTGGAAAGGATCACAAATTTTATTAAGCCAATCACTTTCCTCAACATGATTAATCAAATGATGAGGACAGAAAACCATATCGAACGACTCGGTATTATGATTGGCTTCTTTGAAGCTCATGGACTTTACTGGCAGTCAGCAACTTGTTCTATTCAAACTGTTGCAGCCTTAGTCATCGAAGGAATTGATGGCTTATCTGGATGCGTTGCAGAATTCAAGGACTTGAAGTTGAAGAAAGACAAAACTGAGGTACTTGAAGATCAAGCTAACGATAGTATCCTTGAGAGTTTCTTTTCATCTATAGGAGAGAAGTTGCCAGCTGGTTCTGAGAAGATTGCTCCAATCATCAAGATCGTTGCTCCCCTTCTCTTCATTGGACTTCAATCTCTCGGGATGACAAAAAGTGGAGCTAAGGTTACTAAAGTCATCAGTACCATTGCTAAAGGTTGCAAAGACTCACAGACCATCTTTTCAAGCATGGATGATGTTCACAGTTCAGTGTCAACTGCTATGAAGATGACCTTCGACCGAGAATCATTACACATGAAGGAAGCCTTTGTCGAACAGATTCGAGTTTGCACTTCGCAAGTTGATGCTTTTGATCTCAAAATCGAGCAACAACAAATTCGAATTCTTGACGACCCATCAGAATGGAATGACATACAGGAGACTTTCAAGAGTATTTGTGACATTTATGACTCCTTCGCTCTGTGCAAAGAAAACATCGCACAGATGACAACACTCTACATCACACTTCAAAAGAAATATGTAGATGTGAAGAAGCGTTACGACTTACTCAAAGCAACAAGCACTGTTAGACAAGAACCAGTTTGCCTTTGGCTCTACGGAGAGCCAGGTGTTGGCAAATCACACTTCGCAAGTTACATCGTTCAATGCTTGTCAAAACTTGAAGGACGGAAATTGAGTGTTTACACTCGCAACGCTACAGATCAGTACTGTAGTGGTTACGCCGGTCAAGATGTCTTCATTTATGATGACTTCGCTTCAAGCAATGATGGCAATGATATCAAGGAGTTTGTCAACATGAAGTCAAGCGCAAGCTACAGTCTCAATATGGCGGGGTTGGAAGAGAAAGGACGTAAGTTTGTCTCTCGCTACATTATTGTTTGCACAAATATATCTGGGATTAACTCCACAGAACATTTGCAAACACCCGATTGCATTGACAGGCGTCGTGATCTTCTCATTCTCGTTAAAGATGACACTGCTGTCGCAGAACGTGCAGCAGGACATGCCAGACCAGTGTCAGACTACGACCCTCAGTT